GCGTAAGAAAGTGATATGAGAATTATGAAGTGCTTGGAGATGATATTGTTATATTTGACAAACAAGTAGCCGACCATTATATTACTTTAATGGAAGGAGGCTTAGATGTTAAGTGTAACAAATCTAAATCCTTGCTCGCTCCCTCTAGACCGGTAATTGAGTTTGCAAAACGGATATCCATAGGAGATGTTGAAGTATCAGCATTTTCCTGACGGATGTTCCGTTCTTTCGACTCACTTATTGGAAGATCTTGCATCGCAGCGGATATTGTGTCCCGCCGCCATGTGAAGTCTCCTCTAAGAGCCTTTAAGGCTATTGTTGGTCCACAGTGAGGTCCGGTTCCTTCTTATGCTTATTCCCTTATAAGTTTTGCAGGGTTGCAAATCAATAAGGGTTTAATGTCATTTAAAACTTTCAGTGATTTCTTAGTTGATATTAAGAATCCTGTTCGTTTTATAGGAGGTCGGATCATAGCAAATGTAAGGATTAGTTTCCTCGAGCATCTAGTTGGTTTGGTAGCTTTGAATAAAGACTTACCAACTCCAAAATTAGAGCATGAGAAACTAGGCCGCTTATTTCAGTTAAATCAGGCTGCGGCCCGTGGATACCTAGAAGATAAAGTTGTCTCCTTATACGATTCTTTAGAGTTCGCTCGTAAGAATAGTTTTAGGGAGTTCTCTGATCTGATAGGTCCTGGGCTTACTGCTCCGAAATTCACCGAAACTGAGCTTCAATTGCTGTTCTGACCTGGATCTAGATTTCTAGATAAGGTCAAAATGGTCGACTTAGACACTCTTTCTTTTGAAGAATTAGTTGACTTCGTCGATTCTCTCGAACAATTGCTTAGGGAGTTCCATTTCTTTAAACTCTCTCCGGAGAGAAAGTTAGTTATGGATGACTCTTTTAAGCTCCTTCGTTTGATAATGAAAGCTCGTAAACGTGGTTCTCTCAGTTTTGAAAGAACAAGTTTTAGATAACTTAAAAGTCTCAAACGGGACAGTTCTCAGCATGAGTCCTTTAGACACCAACATCTAGACGATGCAATGGTGGCCTGTGTCTGAAATGGCAGTGGGCTCTTGATTACACTCTTAAGGTGAATCTAAAGGAACCCTCTGCAGCTAGAATAATCTTGTATTTTAGGAAGAACCTTAATACAAAAGACTAGTCAGAGGTTTGACCCTCTTGCACTTCTGACCCAACAAAGGTTTCTACCGGAAAC